CAGTTATAACATTTGTATATTGTTCTGGAAATACAACTGTATCTCCATGTGCTGATAAAGCTGTAGGTTTTTCAAATGCATAAAAATGTACATTGTACACTTTATCAGGAATTGGACTTAATCCAAACTTCCTACCATCTGGTGATTTAATTACATTTATTGGCTCACCATATGATTGAGCATTTGCATCGTCTTCGTTTTCGCTGTCTCTATAATATCTTTTCCAATCAGCTAAACTTAAAAACTTTAATCCTTTTGAGACATAAGGAGCTGATTCACCACTAACACTAATAGTGGTTAAATAAAAATCATCCCAATCTATCGAAGCGTAATCATCTTTAACAGTTGAGCTACTTGCTTTTAACTCGTACCATCTAGTACCAGCTACTGTTGCTACGGTCACGTTTCCATAGAAGGGGTCAGTTTCACCACTTTGACCTACTGTAAAAAATGGTAACTGTGGTTCTTCATTTGCTATATCAAATATAGACTTGTTGATGGCATCTTTAGTAAACTGCTGAAGTCCTACAGCACTTGAAAAGTTTGCAGACGTAAGAGGTATCTCGTTGAGTTCTCTTAGTACTTCGTTAGTTAAACCTAGATATGTTGTTGCCATTTATAATCCTTAAAAAGTGGAGGAGTCCGGAAACTCCTCCGTTAGACTGTTTCGTCAATACCTTAAAACTGTATATTAACCCGCTTGAGTTGTTGTAATACCGTCTTGGACTTTACATTGTCCATCAAGATACCAGTTAGTGCCATCAGACCATACATGAACATAATCTCCATGAACTGCCTTGTTGGCTACTAATGTAATAGTGTCTGCATCTGTAACTGTAGCTACACTTCCTGCTGCATCTTCTGGAGAAGATACGTTACCCACAATAATATTAGCACTAGATGCTGTTACTATTGTATGAGAACTTGTAGGTTCGGTTGCTCCAACATAAAACCAATACTCTAAACCTGCTGCTGGAGTAGGTAGAGTTTGTATTCTGGCTGTTGCAGTATTCATAACAAAACGAGTTCCTGATTCTGCTGCGGTAATTGTATTTGCTGCAGTGATAGACTCTGTGTCTGAAGGTTTTTGGACCTTAGTCGCTAACTCACGAACATCAGATGTTCTTGCTGAGTTTCGACCAGTGTCTCTTATGTTTACTATTGCCATATTATTTACCTCTGTAAAATTTATGCGTTAAAAAAAGAGGAGGAGTCCGAAGACTCCCCCAAGTTGACATTAGTCAATGCCGTAGAAAGCACCTACTAAAGCTTCATCTCTAAGTACTTTCGCACCATAGACATGAAGACCTCTAACGATATCACCGAAAGAACTAGGGTCTCTAAGGACCTCAGTTGATGTTATCGATTGAGCAGTAGCTGTAGATGAAATATGTCCAGCCAAACATTTACCAGCAGCATTAGATGTGCTTGCAATGTTGTTTGATTTGTACATGCTAAATCCACGTAGTTTTCCACTTGATACTAAACCATTTCTGATTGAGCCTTGTCCACCATTGTAGTCTACAGACAACAATTTAGAACTAGATTGTCCTAGAACTTCATAGAAATCAGGACTTGCAACAAACCAACGACCTTCTTCAGGTACGTTCTGTTCGTCTAATAGTCTTGACATTCTACCCATAAGGTCTAGAGGGTCATGTTCGCTAGAATCAAAACCTATGTCTAGATTACCTGTACCGTCAAAAGTTCCAGCAGCTAAATCAGTAGCGTTGTCAGAACCTAAAACATGGTTAGGTGATGAAGCAGACAATCCTGCAAACATAACAGCTAATATAGCAGCATCATATGAATCTTTCAATGCATATGCAGCAGAGCTTGAAGCTACTTCTTTGAAGTTGACGTGTGACATTTTAGTCTCAATATCATCTACGATGAATTTGAAAGCTTTGGCACTATCAACAACTAAAGAAATTTCTTGGTCTGTTAGTTTTGTAGCAGTAGTATCGCTACCTCTTGTGTAATCTGACACAGAGATAACGGGTTCTTTGATAATCTTTACAGAGTCTCCAAAAGCAGTAATTTCACCGGCATAGTCGGTGTTAGTAATAGCTTCAATAACAGACGATTTTCTAAAAAAGTTTAAAACCTTTTTAGAGTAAACCGAAGGTAAAAAGAAACTATTAGTTTGTCCACTTACAGAGTTTGCAAAGTTAGCATCGGTATCAGTTCCGGGTTCAAAATATTGAGCCATGTGATATTCTCCTAAGTTTGTAAATTAATAGTTAATTATTTTGCAATCCTGCCTTCTGACATAGCTGTACTTATTTCAGCTTCGTGCTTATCAAATTCAGCCATAGACATGCTTGCAATTTCCCTTTCAGTCCAAACTTTCTCTTGCTTCGGTTCTACACTAGTTGTTTTAGTGGAAACCATGTCAGCAGCAGATTTCTTGGACTGTTTAGAATTTGACTTCTTCGGTGCAACATCCATACCAATATCTTTCTTGAACAAATCTAAAGCTCTTGAAGCTAGGTCAGCATCGTCAGCATTGTTGTATACCCAATCTTGGATAGACTTAGGCTGCTCTTTAGCCCAACCATGAAAATCATCGCTGTTGCGAATATCTTCAAAATCAGGATGCTTATCCATCAATCGCTTTTCAGCATCTTTACGAACTAACTCTTTTTCACGTTCTTGTAGTCTTTCAAGTTTTTCTCTTAAGTCTTTAGATTTCTCTTCGGACTGTAAATGAGAAACAGTTTCTACAACTTCGTAAACATCAGGATACTCTTCTCTAAACTTTTCAAGTTCTTCTGGAGACTTAGGAGCTACGTAACTAGGTCTGTTTTCAGCAGCCTGTTCTAATAACTCTTGTTCTCTAGACTTAAATTCATTTAACTTAGAGTCATAATGCTTTTTCAAGTCATCATAGCGTTTCTTATAGTCTGGTCGCTTGTAAGGTTCGTCCTTTGGAGTCTCCTCTTTAGCTACCTGTTCTACAGGTTCTGCTACTTCAGCTTCCGATTTTGCTTTGGGCTTTTCGAAAAAAACTCCGTCTGCATCTTGGAAACCTATTTCGTCTTCTTTATGCCATGGTTTGTTCATGTTGTAAGGATTGGCATTTTCCTCTTGTACTTCTGTAGTCATATTCTTCTCCTACGGGGGCTTCGTTCACAAGGTAGCTCTATGTCGACTAGAGGGCTTGTATGTAAAGGTAGCCTTTCGGTTTATAAAATGATAGGGTGCTTATGACATAAGGTAGCCCTACCGTTAAGTTTGTTTAGCTTTGGACGTGTCTTCCAGTTCGGTTGTCAAGCATCATTTTAGATTTAATACTTTTAGATATCTCATCTTCATCTAATAATCCTTTACCACCGTTATCTACAGTAGTTTTCACTACTCTAATGTCCTGTTTAGATGCAGGTTTTTCAACCTCCATTTCAACAGTTTCTTCTTCTTCAGGTTGACCACCTTCAGCTAAACCTTGTCTATCATCTGCTTTCATTTCTGCATCTTTCATCATCGCCATTAAATTATCAGCTCCGATTTCGTCTACAGCTTTAGCAGTAAAGACAAATTCTCCGTCAGATAACCTTGCGGGTATACTGTCAGAGACTCCTGAACCCGGTCCTTCAACAGGACCAGACCCAGCAAATTCTTGAGCAACGTCTATAACTTTATCAAATATAATTGATAATCTTTCGTTGCCCTGTAATATATTCATTAAAAAATCTTCTTCTTCTTCGTCAAGAGCTTCATCAAGTATGAAGTCTAGATATTCATCTTCCATTGTTTCGTCTGACTCTATAGGAGTTTCTGGAAGCATATCTTGTTCTTGCTCTTCAGGAAGAGAAGCTGGTTCATTCATCATCATTTCGTAATCTTCGTGTGTAGCACCGGGCATCTCTGTGCCATCGGGCATTGTATGAGTAGGCATATCATCTTCTAATAACGAACCTTTTGCTAAACCTTTACGTTTTTGGTATCCGCCCATGTGATTACCCTTTCTCATTTCTTCGTAAGATTCTTCTCCTAACTCAGTTTTAACTTCAATAATACGTTTATCAATTTCATTAATTTCAGCATTTAATTTTTCAGCTTTACGTTCGTTGTTATTTTTAATAGCATCATCATAATCCCGCATTTTTTCTTTTGCTGCTACTTCTAACCCAATTATTAATGTTCTAGGATTTTTGTTTAAACCCTCGATAGTGTCTTTTGTTAATAAACTCATGTTTCCTCTTTTCTATTTACTGCTTCTTTAACCTGCTCCGGAAGCTGCTCCAATCGTACCAGAGAACTCACCTTCCCCTGGAGTCGGAACATTTCCGATTCCGATGTTGCCACCACCAGTGCCTGTAACTCCAAGGTCTTGAGGTTGTCCAGGTGTTCCAGGAAGGCTTCCCATATTATTTGGTTGCCCACCAATGCCTTCAGTTTCAGGGCTAGTTGTTTGTCCAGCATTTTGCATACCTATAATTTGTGCCATAATTGCAGCTTCTTCAGGGTCGTTGAGTATTTCATCAGGGTCTAAATCTAAGCTGTAGGCAAGTTCACTAACAAGTTTAGAAATTTTAACAAATGGAGCAATAGCAGGATTTTGTGCAGTTTGTAAGAACGTAGTTAATCTTTGACTACGTACTTCTTTCTGCATTAAACTGTTTGTTCCAGTAGCTTTAACTTCTAAATCACCATTGACATCTAGACCACCTTCAAAGAACTGCATGTTCCATTGAAAAAAAGCTTCTCCTAGAGGTCTTAATAAAAAGTCGTCAAGATTTTTAACAACTGTTTTAACATTTAAACTTGATGCACCTAACAACATAGACATGCCAGAAGCAGTCCTTGTCATACTTTGTACACCTGTTTGTCCATGTGAATAACTAGGTATTCCTGTTTGTTCGTCTGCAAGTTGTCTAAACTTGTCAAACATCATCATATTTTCTGGTGCTGTGTTAGGAAACTTCAAACCATGTATAGCTTGTCCAGGCATTCCTGCTTGTCTTCTAAATATTTTACCTGGATATATTTCCATAGATTGTCCACCAACTAAAGCAGACTCATCTACATCAAACACCAAAGACCCAGCCATTGCTAGGTTATCTACAGCCATTCTTGCATGACCGTTCATAATTTGTTGAGAATCATCCATGTTCTCAGCTACACCAATACCAAAGAAGTTATAAGGGTTTCTTTCGTATGGGAAAGCGTGATAAGGTATTCTGTAAGGAGTAAATGGATTAACCACTGCTCTTAGTAAACTATTACCACATATCCAAGCATTAACTTGGACTTCATCTAAATCATCAATATCATCTGCAAGTTCTATACCGACTTCACGTGCATACTCTGCATCCATGATTCCCCAGTATTCAAGAACTTCAAAGTTTGTTTGATAGTCTTCATCAGCTCTTGCATCATCTTTTAAATGTGATTCAAAACTTTTTTCTTCGTAGTTAGCACCCATTTGTAAACAATTACGGATAGCATCCTCATCAAAGTAAGGCATGTTACGTAGCTGTCTAAGTTGAGATTTGTTTAGTTTGTGTCTATGAATAATGTACTCACATTCTTCAATACTTGTAGCTGCAGGGTCTGGATATAAATCCCAACAACTTACAAACTCTATACGTGGAACTCTAACCTCTAAAGGATTATAAGTTCTTTCTCCATCTTCACCATCTTCCCATTTGTGAAGCTTTTTGTTAAAGTTAAATGGTCCTTTTACAATCCCTGTACCTAGTAAAGCAGATTCTAAAAGAGCACTTCTAATTTCTGAAGAACCTTTTGATTCTTCTATTTGGTCATGAATAAGTTTTTCCATTCTTCGTGCAGCTTTTTGTGCAGGAGAAATTTCTAAAACTGTAGGAATAGGACTAAAGCCTTCAACTAGTTGGTCTTCTACTTTATCTTCTAAAGAAGTTTCAATAACTCCATTACTAAAAGTTGTGCCAGGTTTTAAAGTTCTACCATCTCCTTCATAACCAATATCATATGGGTTTTCTACACGATTACCTATATCATCTGGTAACTCACCACCACCCATAGTATTTTCAATACCAGGTGCTGCTGTTTGTGCATCTAAATGAGCATTAGCTAACTCACCTTCGGGTATTTTAGTTTCAGAAATACCAATAGGAAATTTACCTGTACCAAAGATTACATCAACAAGTTGACCAAAAGCAGCTAGTACTTTTGTTTTAGTAATCTTTACAAAGATACGAGACTTTTCTGAGTCTCTAAATTTAACAGACTTATTATAAAGTCCTCTGTAGTTTTCGTATGCTCGTAACCAACGTGATTCATCTGAACGTCTTGCATCTTCAGATATTTGAAATCTACCTTTAATAATACCAACAAGATTACTGCGTTGTTCTATTTCAAGAGCAAGAGTTTTACCCGCTTCACCTTCCACTTCTTCATAAAGATTATTAGCGTTTAAAAATGTATTCTCGTTGTCTGCCATAAAACTTTAATATCCAAATGTTGAATCAGAAGGTTGATGTATTTCTCGTTTCAATCCTCTCATTCTTTCTAGTGGGCTTTCCATTCTTGGTCGGCTCATTATCATATAACGCAATGCATCATATGCGTGGTCAGATGCATGTGTATCTACATCTTCTGGATTCGTTTTAGAAAGTGGTATACTTTGTAGTTCTCGTATTAGATTAGGGCAAGTATTAAATATTTGCAGCTTTGGTCTACCATTCTCACGAACCTTTAGAAACTCGTGTATTTGAATTTTGCCTTGTATTCTATTTTTATCTGCACGTCTAAGTTTATGACCTGCTCTTATTAAAGCTTCTCCAACAGTAGGTCCAGTTGTGCCTGTCCTAGCCCATGCTGCTGTATCTAATACACCTGAGACCGAAAAAGGGTCTTCAAGTTCCATACTTGTTATTATACCACCTAATTCTTCACCTGTCAAGCCTTTTCTGTATAATTCTCTATAAATTATTAAAGTTCCATCATTTATATCAATAGTTCCCCATAAACAACAGCTTTCTGAAGCGTAACCATAGTCAATACCTTTTACTCTTTCCCAAGGTAAAGGTATTTGAAAAGGAGTAATAATGTGTACTTGTGGACTAAACTCTACAAATGCAGCCCCTTCTGCTACATCCCAATTACCTTCAAGCAGTTGTCTGCGTTGAATTGGCGGTAAAGATTTAAGCATTTGTTCATAGACACCATCTTCTGCAAGGTAGGGATTATCAGCTAATTTAGCTGGAATAAACTTACGTGTTAAACCATCAGTGCCTTGAAAGCTTGTGTTGTGTTCTGCAGGTTCTATGTATCTTTTTTTTACCCAATGAGAACCTACGCCACCAGGGTTGGCAGTACAGCGTAAGTAAGTGGTAATAGAGGGGTCAGTAGTACGAAGTCGTGAAGCTAAATAGTTCCAACTAAACTCTGTGGGTAAATGAGTAATCTCATCAAACCCTATCCAAGAGTAGGCTTGTCCTTGATATCTGTATACGTCTGCATCTCTCTCAAGGAATCCAAACTCAACCTTTGCACCACTTGGAAAGTTCCAAAGCTTTTCAACTTCTCTGAACTTAGCACCGGGAAATGCTTGTGGGTATAACTCACGAGACTTGTCAATCATTTCACGAAGTTCTGGCATAGACCTTCTAAGTATTAAAGCTCTATGTGCTTTTTTATGGCAATACCTTAGTGGGTCAATAATCATAGCATATGATTTACCACCACCGGCAGCTCCACCATAAAGAACATCTTTTTCTCCCGCAGCAAGAAAGTCTGTCTGTGGACCTTCGTTAGCGTGAAAAATAACTTTAGAATTTTTTAAAGTTTCTTGTATAGAAGACGTAGTTGTTTGTAACTCATCTTCAGTAACAACCTTGGAAGTTGTTTTTTCTGTAGCTTTTTTAAGAACTTCTTGTTCTGTTTTTAATCTATTTTCTTTTTCTTTAAGTTTTTTCTTTGCTTGAGCAAGTTCTTTTTTCTTTTTAGCTAAAGTCTTTTTACGTCTTGATTCTAAAGACGGACCTTTGTCAATATAGTTTTTTAAAGAAACATGACTTAGTTTTCTATTTGTTTCTTGTTCAATTAAACTCGAAGCTTCTCGTAAAGAACACTTTTGCTCTCGAATTAATGTAAGATATTTATTTAAAACCTCAAGTTGTTTAGGTATGGGTTTAAAGTATCCTTCTATTTCACTTAGTTCATAACCAAATGGAATTGTTTTACTTTTCTTTTTTAGATACTCCGGAGGTATTGTCATTTCTTTTTCTTAGTAATTTTATTAAGTCATCCCACTTATAAAGCTGTTTAGTTACATCATCCCAATACCATCCTTTGTTCATTATATAATCCACATAAGAATAAATGCTGATATAAATCCTATACCACACATAATACCCCAGACTTGCATGTCTGTAAGGTCATTGGTTTCAATCATACTATTTATTTTTTTTTCTAGTAGTTCTTTTAACATTTGTTTTCCTCTTGGTTGTTTGTTTCTTTGGAGCTAGAAAGTTTTTTATTTTTTCTAACCATCTTTTAATCATTGTCATTGTTATTCTCCTCGGCTTTCTTTTTACCGAATATTCTATCCCAGTTATCTCTATAGTCTTGTGTATAGAATCCGGGTCTGGGATTAGCACCCTTACTTCCGTGTGTATTTTTATATATTGGTGACCTAAATGTTATTGGCTTTTCTTCGCTTCCTATTTGTTTACCCATAATCTTTTTCATCCATACATTTTCTCCATTCGTCTAATATTATTTCTTCAGGATAAGGAGCATAGTGAATGTCTCTACACTTTTCAAATTGTTTACGCCACTCGCTGGGGTCGTATCTATCGTTCCATTCTTTTTGTTTTACTTCAGGTGTGTGTACACAACCAGCTATCAATAATAAGGTAAATATATATTTTAACATTAATGTAAATTCCTATAATCGTCCAATTGAACTACGTTGTCGTGCTGAACATTTGATTCATCAATATAAATACTATCAAGCTCCCCAACAACAACCAAGTTATTCTGAGCTGCTGCAACTTCTGCTGTTTCAAACGTTGGAGCAACAATGTTAGGTCCTGCAAACGTTGTCCCATAAGCTGTTATCTCTGTTAAAAATATTTTCATTGTATGATTAAACCTATACACCACCCTGCTACTAAAAGTAAAAAAGCTTCTAGTGGGTACTTTTTACAAAAGTAAACTAAATTATGTACATATCTCTTCATAATCCCCGTCTTCTGCTTTAAGATTTATAGTTTCTTTTTCTGGTAGAATAAATATCCCACCATTAACGTTATGATTAACGTCTACTCTATCATGTTTACCTAAACCAACACGGTCTAGGATTGTCTGTGCTGCTTGTAGTTTAACATTAGCTTGTGGTATGGAATCTTCTGATGTCATAACTTCTACTAACTTAAAAGCAGCTTTAGGGGCTTCCCTTGCAAGTACGTTTTGGGCTAAATCTACTACTTCTTCTTTTAAACTTTTTAGTACTTGATAGTGATTGCCGGAGTATCCTGCAAGTTCGGCTGAAAGCTTTAAGTCACCCTTAGTTTCAATAAGATTATTCAGAAAACTTTGTTGTTTATCTGTTAATTTACGTTCTGAAGGTAAGTTCTGCATACCTTTATTATACATGCTCATATAAATTTGTCAAGTTTTTTATAAAAAAATAAATATATTCTCTAAAGGGCTTGACAAACTAGAAATATACCTATATAATACCTTTAGGTCCCCCAGGGTTTGTATAGTAACAAGTATCACCCCCACAATAACAGGTACTTTATAGACTTTAAAGTTACACAAGCCCGACCAAGCCTGTTGAGTCTCCAACTTAACACTTGAAAATCCCTGGAAATGTATAAGATTTAGTATATATATGGGGGACCGGGGGCGGTACTCTGCCTACCCCTTATCAAGACTTTTTAATCTTGATAAATCTTGATAAAAAAACAGTTAAACTCTAAAGACTTTGAAGACTTTAAAAACTTTGTTGGTTTTTTTGTGAAGTTTTAAAAGTTTTTGAAGTCTTGAAAGGTTTTTTAAGTCTTAACAATGAAAAATAACAAGCTGTGAAGCTGTATTTTAATTTAATAACCCTTAACAGACTTTACAAAGCTTTTATAACTAATTGAGCTGTGGCGGTTTAAGTGTTCTTGATAGGTGGTATTCGTTAATCCTTAACTTCTCATTAAATAACTTAGTGTTAATTACACTTTAGAAGCTCTTTAGAGCTTGTTTAAGAGCTTAAAAAATTAAATAGGTTATATGGTATTAGTTGAATTATTAAAGAGCCTTAGAAGAGCTTAGAAGTTTAATAAATTTAGAACAAAAAAAAGGGACTAAAAAGCCCCTTTAATTTTAAGTATATTTATTAGTTCATAAATTCACCTCGCTGTTTAAAATTTGTTTTTGTATTCTCTTATAAAATGCATGTTGATGTTGAACTTTTAACATTTCTTTTAATGCTTCTTGTTCAGCTTGCTCTTTACTATCCACGAAAAACCAAGCTCCATGCTTAAGAGGATATTTTTTTCCATCAATCCTAACCTTGAAAGCTCTAGCATTCCCATGAATGTCTTTCGCTGTTCTAGTAATTTTAATATGCATTAGTCAGAAAATTTGAAAGCGTATTTTTTATTATCATTCTTACCATTGATTAACAAAGCGGTGCATCTTAATTCTTCGATGTCCTCTTCATTTTCAGCGATAACATTTTTTACAGTAGTTCTATAAAGATTTACTATATTTCGCATTACAAATAAAGCATCAACAACATTATCGTGTTCTGTCGTAATGCCATTAGCATAATTAATATGAAGCATATTATATTCTTTTTGCTTTTGCTTTAGGTTTAGCAGTTGTTTTTGCTTTTCCTAAAAGTGTTGATGGAATGCTTTTTGCTTTCAGCAAAGTATCAAGTTTAGAGCCATCCATTATTTGAGTAGCTCTTTTCTTTTCACTATCGTATGAAACCATCAACGCTCTAACTTTTCGCTGTAAATCAAAATACATTTTTTTTCTTAAAGCTGTATCAGATGGGGCATTGCTTGTTTCATTCGCTAAATGAAAAGCAACACTATTAATTCTTCTATAAATTAAATTGGTTGCTTCTTTACTTAATAGCTTTTTAGTAAAAGCTTTTTTAGTTGTAGTTTTCTTTGCCATATTTTTAAGTCCATCAATTTATTAGATATCAAGACAATTTCAGAAAAGAATTATTTCTTTTCATTCCCCAAAGATACAGCAATCAAAAATTATTGCAAGACCTAATTTTTCATGGTCTTTTTTGTTCTTGTTTTTACTTCTATTTAAAATTATTTAAAAACAACCGGAAGAGGTTAAACTCCCGGTTTAAGAATATTTACACGAGTATGCAATTTTTGGGTTGGCTTAGTTTAACCTGGTATTTAGAACAGCGACACGAGAATGCAGTTTTGGTGGAGTGTTTAAAACAAGTTAGTTATACCCGGCCATATAAACACTATGCCAATCCTCGCAAAGCCTTGTGGTTGTGGGCTTTTCGAGGGGGGTTGACAAAAATCTGGGAACGTGCCATGCTAGGAAAAGGTAGCAGAACACACAGTAGCTACATAATTAAAATAGGAGATAACCATGTTAATTATAACATATACATATAAAAAATTTAACGAACAAGGCTTTAGAGATACTGAGAGTATTAAGAAGATTAATTCTAAAAACTATACTAAGTACTTAGACAAGGCTAAGAAGTATAACGAGGACTGCAAGAATGATATATTCATATCAGAAATTACTGATACTTCACAGTCCCCAAGACATACAACTTGTTTACCTTATACTTTACCTACAGGTTTAAGACAAGTTAATTTAAGGGCCAGGGATTTAAAATATAGTCCATTAGGTAATAATCCTTGGGAATGTATTTATGCATTGCCAATGGGAGTTTAAAGATGAAAGTTGAAAAACTTATAAAAATTCTACAAAAGTTTAATCCTAAAGATGAAGTAATTTTCTATCACTTAAAAAACTACAATTTAAAAGGTTGTCAGTTAGAAACTGTTATAGAAACTGAGTTAGGTGTTGAACTAACAGTAGAGGATAACGAAATGGGGGGCTTGACAGACCACCACGAACTATGCCACAATGGATTTAGGCTAGGCTAGACAGACTAGCTAGTCTATTTAACTATATATCTCTATACAAATACTAAACAATAATCTTTATTATTCTTTTAGTATTATACTATATCTCTATAGAGCTTTATAGAATTGTAAAAATATTTGACGACTTGATAGGGTAATTTTGGAGTAAATAACCTATTGATGTACAACTCTGACATTATAATAGCAGATAACTTCTTAGCCAACTCCCTTATATTTTTACTTTAACCGGATGTAAGTTGAAAGATTCCAACGAAAGACACAAGGGATTTTGTTTTCATATTTTATCCTTGTGAAACTACAAGTCGACATAAAACACTTTCTGGTTATATGGTTTGCTAGTTCCATTTCAAAACTAGCACAGTCGTTCTTGAACGTTGCGTCCAATTATATGACTTAAAATAATATAACTGAAACTGCATGAGTTTTGGTAGTTTGGCTCTTGAAAACAAAAACTACCACTAAACGATTAGTTGAAAACTTCCTAACTAATCAACTAACTAATAAATGGAAGATTTGAATGGGTACTGTTTGGACTGTTCAACAATTTAATAGGAGATAATTATGCAAACAATTGCAATAACAGGAGCTACTTTATTTGTACATTTAGTAGAAAGGTTTAACATGACAGGTTCTGAAGCTATTCAAAAGATGGAAGAAAACAATCAAGACTTAAAATGGTTTGATGAATTATCTGAAGAAATGAAGCTGAAGATTTTAAATCATGAGCCTTTTAATGATGTTATTTAAGTTTTATACGCTTGACATCTTCGGCAGTAGTTTACTTCGGAGAATAAAACTACCACTGATTTTAAACAGTCATAGCTTAAAAGAGATAAGCATTATAAGTCTTATAAATAAACTGCTATGTCAAGGGACTATTCGAGAAAGACCACCAAGTAATAATTTAAAATAATGTGCATCGAACTCGCCCGACTTAAAGATACGCTTAAGATATTTTTTTGAAATTCCCACTTGCTAGTTGATGGGTACAAATTAACTAGCACTGATTTTTTAACGCTAACTATACTATCAAGGAGGTATAACATGGCACAGATGAGAGTAAAAGACCAAGACTTAATTATTGAAGAGGTCATAACAAAAATAGAAGATAAAAAACTCCAGGAGTTTAAAACTCGGAAGGATGTCCAATCTTTACAAAGTAAAATTCAAGATAGGTTAAATGCTATTCAGCAACTTAAAAAACAAGTTGAAGAGCTTGAACAAAATATTAAAGATGAAAAAGAATCATTAAATAATATTGTTTCAACTTTTCAAAAAGATAATAATCTTACAACAGATAGTTATGGAGAAAATCAAGGTTTTCATTTAGAGTACAGTCATTATAGTAATTGTGTTCCTATTAGTAAAATAGTTTGGAATTTATCTCGTAAAATAAAACGAGAGTTAACTACTAAACTTAGACTGCAAACTATTAGTGGAGACTTTAATGTTTATGAACTCATTGAACAGCTAGTCAATGAATTTTCTAATTAATTTAAAACCAAAAGATAAAAATGTCGTATAAAATAAATGTAAAAACTAACGCTAAAAAGTTTAAAATTGCCCCAAGAAATCCTTTAGATATTCCAACCGGCCCTTTAGATAAACCTCTGACCAATGGCTATGAAGTTTATGAATGGTTAAAAGCTAATGCTTTTCTTACAACTAGATATCAATTTAGAGGTAGACCAAGAGGTAAAGAATGGCATGATTCAAAACCTTTAAACGAAGCAGAACGCATTGCACTTTACATTGATGAAAAACCTGACTATGATTCTAAGATGAAAGCAGAACATGATAGGTTGTCAGACTTGCAAGATATTCAAGATAACATGTGCAATCTTAGTCATTCAATTCGTTCTTATGAAAACATTCATGGGGATGAAGTTGTTATTAGCTTTAAGAAAAGTTAAACCAGGAATTAAAATAGGAGACAAAATGAAAATTATTACTATTGTTAAAAGTATTCAAAGACTTGAAAATTCTTTAAATGGAAATCCAAATTATAGAATACATACTGAAGATGGAACTGTTAATACAAGACAAGATTGTATGTCAACTTATGGTTATAATTTCAATACTTTTTATAATAAAAAAGTTGAAGTTGATTATAGTTTAAATAAAAAAGGTATAGCATATTTAAATAATATTAAATTAAAATAGGAGACAAAAATGAAAGTATTAATTGCTTGTGAATATAGCGGGGCAGTTCGTGATGAGTTTTTAAAACGAGGTCATGATGCACACAGTTGCGATATCTTACCTTGCGAAAGTAAGTATCTTAACAAAGATATGGTTGGGTATAGACAAAGACACTATCAACAAGATGTGTTAGAGGTTATCAACGAGGGGTGGGACTTAATGATTGCTCATCCACCTTGTACTCACTTAGCTGTAAGTGGGGCAAGATGGTTTACTGAAGGTCGTAAGCCTTGGTCATTACAAGAGGAAGCCTTAGAGTTTGTACAGCAACTTATGGATGCCCCCATTGAACGCATCTGTATTGAAAATCCGGTTAGTGTAATCTCAAGCAAGATTAGAAAGCCTGAGCAGATTATACAGCCTTATCAGTTTGGTCATGCCACCATGAAAACTACTTGCCTTTGGTTGAAGAATCTTCCCAAGTTAAAACACACAGAAGTTGTTGAACCAGAGATGGTTGAAATGAAGAATGGCAAGAGAATGTCTAAGTGGCACTATGAAACTTGGAAACTTCCTAAAGAACAACGCAGTCATGTTAGAAGTAAAACCTTTGAGGGCATTGCAGTTGCAATGGCAGACCAATGGGGTAATATTACTGACGAATTTAAACTAGAAAATGGAGAATATATTTATGAGACTACTAGCTAAAGAGAGAAACTTTATCTCAAACGAAATAAAAAAGTTAATGGAACAACACCATCTAAAAAAATTAGAAAGAATAAAACAAACTAAAGAGTACCAAGTATTTGATAGTGAACGTAAGAGTCTGTTTGAATTAGACCTTGAAATAACAAAACTAAAAGATGAATCAAGGGTTAGACATATGAAACTTCAAAACAAAATAAGAAACTACAATCGTAGAAAAGGATTTCAATATAATTCAGGTATTGAAATTCCTTATCAAGCATATCATGTTCCTTTGAGAATTGAATGGGATAGCTATGGTTGTTATCAAGAAGCAGTTGAAAGAGACATTATGATGAACTCTTTTAAACAGATAAATGTTCCTAAATTTATAAAAGATTTGTTTAACAAGTATAAGAATATGACTTACAAACAGCTTCAGGAGTTAGATTAATGAGCAATGAAACCAACAGCACCATCATGGATAACATGAGGGATAATGTGCATGAACTATGGGTACTTGATAGTCGACCAGACTTGGAAGATGATTGTCTACAGTATTGTTATGACAATATTGATAGACCTGTACCAATAACTATGATTGAGTTTTTATCTCAGCATTGTAGTCAAGCTATGTCTACCAAAGACTTTGAGTTTGCACAGGAAGAACATAGAAAAAACCTTGTAGTTAAACTACAAAAATTATCAAAGGAGATGCAACATGATAACGATTGAGCAAATAAAAAATATTGCAGAAGACATTATTTCAGATGATGAATGGGTTAATGATAGTCATACTCAATCAGAACATTCAGGTATTAAAGCAGGATTGTATGCTTTGATACACCATTTAGAGGAGATTGACAATGCCTAAACAAACATTTCAAGAATTTAAAAGAAAGTGGGCAGAAGATTGGGCAACTGATGATGTTGATAACGCCTTTCAGTCTGGCACTAGAGAATTTTTAATAGATATCGCAGCTGATTCTTATGAGAAAGACATACCTAATAACTTAAAAGATTTTAGAGAGTGGTTAGTATCTGAAAAAGGTTATTCCGAAGACGATGCTAATGAATATACAGAAGGAGTAGAAGATGAAACTAACTCATAAAAAAGAAAGCAAAGAATTAGAAACAGCATTAGAGGTTGTTAGATGTTTAATTGGTATAGCTAAAAATTCAATTAAATCTGAGCCTGAAGAACCACAATGGCAAAATGAACTCCATCAATTATATGGAGTAGAAAATCTTTTAGAGCAAGCAGAAGAATTTTATTAC